TGAGCAGCTGAACCAAGACGCGCTCAATCCTCTCATTGATCTCACGTTTGCTTACATGCAGCGGCAGGGATTGATTCCCCCGCCGCCCGAAGACATCCAAGGTCAGGCGCTTAAAGTCGAATACGAATCCGTCATGGCGCAAGCGCAGAAGCTTGTGGCTATCGGTGGGCTAGACCGCCTGGCGAACTTCATGCTCACGAATCACCCGGATCCAGCTGACCCGGCTCGGGACAAGGTGGATTACGACCAGTTTATCGACGAAATCGGAATGGCGTTGGGCGTTCCGCCCCGCGTGATTCGTAGCGACGACGCGGTCGAAAAGATTCGCGCCGGTAAAGCGCAAGCCGCTCAAGCCGAGCAGAACGCCCAGGCAATGCAGGCCGTCGCTTCTTCGGCCAAAAATTTAGCAGGCGCAGATATGTCTAGCGACAACGCGCTCACACGACTCGTTCAACAATCACAGGCAGGACAGCTTGTCCCAAATTGAAAACCCTATGGAGAACCGAATGAAATCCAACCTACTCGCCGCACTGGTCAGCTTGATGCTGTTCTGCTTGCCCGTACTGGCCTCGGTCAGTAACACGAACTCCGACGACGCCGTCGGAGATCGGCTCTACATCAAGCACGGCGATAACTTCACCTACGCCATTTCGGGCACCTTCACCGGCAAAGTGAAGATTGAACGCCTGATTAACTCCGGATGGGAGCTAGTGGTCTCCACCACGAACGCCACGGCTTCGGGCGGCATCGAGGTTCTTACCCCCAATAAACAACCAACCTTCTATCGCTGTCGCTGGTACGACTACGTGGGCGGCGCCTCTACCTGCACACTGACCGACGCCAATGCTCACGTTCCCGACGATAAGATCCTAAAGAATTCTCTCGGTGAGGTAGTCGGCTCGATTACCGAGTACGGACTAGACATTCAGTCTCTCACCGTTACTACCGGCGCCACGGTCGCAAAGTTTCTTGCCGGCAGCGGCACCGCCGCGGCGCCTTCCGTTGCTTTCGCCGCAGACGATGACACCGGCCTTTACCGCATCGGCGCCAACAACATGGGATTTTCGGCCAACGGAACCGCAGTCGGCAATATTAGTGCGGCGGGCTTGTGGACGATTGGCCCGGTTTCGGGCACGTCGACCCACGTAGTTTATGGCCAATCGATTCGCCTCTACTACGGCACTGCTGGCAGCGCGATGCTCTTGCAGGCGCGGCACACCGACAACACCAGCGGAAACTCTCACGCACAGGTTTACCTAGAAACGGGCGGCGCAAGCGGTGGCGACCCGAAGGTGAACTACTTCGTAGCTGGCGGGCAGGATTGGGCGCACGGCATCGATAACACTGATTCGGATGCCTTCGTCCTTTCAAACTCGGGAAGCCTCGGAACTAACAACGCCATGAGAGTGGGAACCGACCGTATCGTCGGGTTTCCGGCCGGCGTGAAGAACTTGGTTTCCACGGCCAACACCGCCAATCCGCCAACTAACGCCGAGTTGATTTCTGCGTTTGGTGCGGCCGCGACGGTGGGCGCCGGGTTTACAGCCCTTCTCGACGACAACAACGGTCATGCCGCCGAATACATCATTTGGTCGGACGGAACCAAGTACTGGTACGCAGCCGGAACGGCCGCGCCTTAATTTTTCAAAAAGGAGAAGTAACGAAGTGGATATCTGCATTGTCGCTCAAATCATTTTCCAGCTAGCGCAAGCGCACGTCGACACGCCGGCAAATCACGCAAAAGTAGCGGAAGCCGTGAAGTACACGCAGGCGCAGTGCGAGCAGATGAAGAAGGAAAAGAAGTAAGTGGACGCCAAGCTTCAACGCGAGCGCGAACTCGACGACATCAAGATGGTCTTAGCTTCGCCGCAAGGCCGTCGCTTCGTCTATCGCCTCGTTGCTGAATGTCGCCCGTTTAGCTCGGTCATGGATCAGTCCACGGCTCGCGTTCACTACAACGCAGGGAAACAAGATTTCGGTCACTTCATTTTATCCGAGGTGGCCCAAGCGCAGCCCGATGCCTTCGTGCAGTTAGTGCAGGAAGCGCAACGAGACGCTACGCAAAAAGGAGATAAGTAATGTCCCAAGAAGTAACGCCAGCGAGCACGGTCACTCCGAGCGCGCCGGTTGAAGTAAAGCCAGCTGAAGGCGCCACACCAACACCGCCCACGCCGGCCGCAGTAACGCCAGAAGTACCGACAAAGACTCCCGAGGAAGCAGCGCCGGTCGTACCTGAAAAATACGACCTGAAACTCTCCGAGGGCTCGTATCTAGCCGATCAGTTCTTTCTCGATGAGCTGACTTCCGAACTAAAGGAAGCCGGACTCTCCAATGAGCAAGCACAACTCGAGCTGGAGCGGCGAGAGAAGATTGTCGCCGATGTAAACGCACGCAGAAAAACAGAGTGGATTAAGGCCGCGCAAGCGGACAAGGAAATTGGTGGCGAGAAGCTTAAAGAAAGCCTCGAGCTATCACGCCGAGTGATCGAACGTTTTGATCCCGAAATCCTCGCTGAACTCGACAGTTCTGGCTTTGGGAATAGTCCCAAAGTCATTCGCCTCTTCACTCGTATCGGTAAAGCAATGAGCGATGACACGCTGGTCGTTAAAGGCACGCAAGGTGCCGGACGCCCGCCCATCGAGCAGCGGCTTTATCCGAATCATAAGGAGAATTAAATGAGCACGATTGGCTCGTCAGTAGCTACGTTAGCGGATTGGGCAAAGCGCCTTGATCCCGATGGAAAAACCTCGGATGTCGTTGAGCTTCTGTCTCAAGACAACGAAATCCTCACCGACATGTTGTGGAAGGAAGGCAATCTTCCGACCGGGCATCGCCTCACCGTTCGCACCGGATTGCCGGCCGTCGCGTGGCGCTTGCTGAACAAAGGTGTCGCGAAGTCGAAAAGCACGACTGCGCAAATCGACGAAGCTTGCGGAATGCTAGAAGCCCGCAGCGAAGTCGATAAAGACTTGGCGATGTTGAACGGAAACACCGCGGCCTTCCGCTTGTCGGAAGCCCAGGCGTTCCTCGAAGCCATGAACCAAGAAATGGCGTCCACGTTGTTCTACGGTAACTCGGGAACGGCGCCTGAAGAGTTCACTGGCCTTGCGGCTCGTTACTCTTCGCTCTCTGCGGCCAACGCTCGTTGCATCGTCTCCGGCAGCGGCGCAGGCTCGGATAACTCGTCCGCTTGGCTCGTGGTCTGGGGCGATAAGGGCGTGCATGGAATCTTCCCCAAGGGTTCCAAAGCCGGTCTTATCCACGAAGACCTCGGCGAAGGCGATGCCTTCGATTCCAGCTATGACCGCTTCCGCGCGTTCATGGACCGCTGGCAATGGAAGTGCGGTATCGCGCTTCGTGACTGGCGCCAGGTCTGCCGTATCCCCAACATCGACATTTCTAACCTCGTGAGCAAGAGCTCGGCCGCGGACTTGATCGAACTCATGATCAAGGCCACGCACCGCGTGCAATCGCTCAAAGCTGGCAAGCCGGTGTTCTACATGAACCGTTCTTGCATTCAGATGTTGGACATCCTTCGTCGTGACGACGTCATCTCCGGTGGCGGCCTCACGTATCAGAACGTCGACGGAATGGTGCAGTACAGCTTCCGGGGTATCCCGGTCCGCTTGTGCGACGCCCTTCACGAGTCTGAGTCGGTGGTCAGCTAACTAAAACTTTCCCAATAAGGAGAACACACTATGTTCATCGACGCTCAAAATCTCTTCTCGGACGCGCAGGCGATTACCGCTGCGGCCGGTTCGACCAACACGATCGATGTCGGCGCGGTTCGCGACATCGGTACCGGACAACCTCTGTACGTCGTGGTCTCGATTGACGTCGCATTCACGGACGCGAGCAGCAACTCCACGCTGACCGTAGCCCTGGAAGGCGACTCGACGACGACCATCTCGCCGGACGGCACGCAAGACCTGTTCACCATCCCGGCTTTGGCCGCGGCGGGGAACGTGTACTACGCGCCGATTCCGCCTGGTTCGGCCCCTGCGAACTATCAGTACCTTCGGTTGAAGTACACGCCCAACAACGGCGACCTGACCACGGGAACCGTTACGGCGTTTCTGACGACCGACATTCAAAAGTATGTCTCTTACGCTGACGCGGTAACCGTCTCGTAAGCTGATTGAATACGTCCGGCGTGCTGACTCCTTGGCGGCGCGCCGGACGGTTCTTTTAACTCCAAGGAAACGAATTAGAGGTTCTGAAGTTTTATGAGAGTTAAAGCCATTGCCCCCGGATACCACGGACTACTTCGCCGCAAAGTCGGCGACATCTTCGACCTGAAGCCAATCAAAGGTAAGCGAGTCAAAGTCGTCGTTGAAGACGGCAAGCGCTCGCTCTCGAACGAGCTCGAAGATCATCTCTTTACCGAAGAAGAGCAATTCTCCTCGAATTGGATGGTTAAAGTCGACGCCGATGAGCACGACGAGGAAGTGGAAGAATCCGAAGAAGGTTTGCAAGAAGACGTGAAACCGAAGGCGAAAGCCAAGAAGAAGAAACCACACAAGGCCGAGGCGCCTGCGCCGGAAGCCGAAGACGTTTTGTAAGGAGACGACAATGAAAAGCTTTCTCATTTTTCTGGCCCTTTATGCGGCGACCGCGCACGCCTACTCCGATTACGAAGCGGTGCTACCGCTTCAAACCGATCAAGCGCTGGGCCCGCAGGGCCTTGCGGGCGATACGCTGGATCGACTCGTAATCGTCCCGCTCTCGGTTACCTGCGGCGACGTGTACGTGAAAGACGGCAGCTCCACGGCGGTCAGAGTGTTTCGCAAGGGCACGTTGTCCAACCTCACGCCTATCGTTGTTGAGATGGGCTTGAGAAGTGTCAGCGGCGGCTGGAAGGTTTCGACTCAAGACGATGTTCAAGTTATCGCGGTGGGTCGCTTCCGCTAAGGGGGTTTCGTGGCTGCTAGTGATACGGTCATCTGCAACATGGCGCTTTCCCATTTGGGATCCGCTTCGCCCATTACAGACATGGACGATGACTCGGCTGAAGCGCGCGTGTGTCTGACCTTCTACGAAACGGCGCGCAAGAAGTTCTTAGAAGACTGCCGTTTCGCCGTGAACGATAGGGTTGAGACGCTCTCGCTCATCGAGGAAGACCCGACTGAAGAATGGGCCTACTCCTACGGCTATCCGTCGGATTGCCTATTTCTAAAGCGCATTCAAAGCGGCGTGCGCAGCGAGACCCGCGACTCGGCGGTGGCGTTTAAGATCGGATACAAAGACGGCGTAAAGGTCATCTTCACCGACATGGATGAACCGATCGCTGAGTACACGGCGTTTATCGATGAGTCCTTCCAATCCGCGGGCATGGACTTGGCATTGTCCTACCTGCTCGCTTCCTACATCGCGCCACGACTAAACAACTCGCTCCCGAGTAAAGCCATCTCCGGCATGCTCGAGCTTTACCGCTTGCACGTACAGCAAGCGCTGGCCAACGCGGGCAACGAACAAATGCCGGACGTAGCACCGGAAGCAGAATGGATTAGGGGCAGGTAGTGAGCAGTAACCGAATCCAAAGGAACTTTGCCGGTGGCGAGCTAGCCCCAGCGCTGCACGGCAAGAACGATCTGGTCAAATACCAGACCGGCGCGAAGCAATTGCGCAACATGACCATCATGCGAAGTGGTGGCGTGCAGAACCGACCCGGCACGAATTTCATCGGCGAAGTGCTGGACCCCAGCAAAGAGACGCGACTTGTTCCCCTCACCTACTACACCGATTCGATTGTTCTTGAGTTCGGCGACGAAACCCTTCGCGTGATTAGTGACGATGCGCTGGTCACTAAAAACTATCATTGGATTTCTGCCGCCACGCAGGCCAACCCCTGCGTGCTTACGCTTCGTAACTTCGGCGACTACCCGCAATCTTTTGCGCTGACTAATGGCTGCCGCATCACGATCTCCGGCGTAACCGGAATGACGCAGCTAAACGGCACCACGTATAAGATTAAGAACCTTACCACGACCGGCACCGGCATTCGCACCGTAGAGCTTACCGATACCTCGGACGTAAACATCGACTCATCTGCTTACGGCGTATTCACGCAAAGCCCCTTCGGATACGCCACGATTCAGACCGCAGTCACGGCCGCGACCAAGGCGAGCCCCTGCGTGCTGACCATCGTTGGTCATAGCTTTAAGGCTGGCGATAACATCACGGTAAGTGGAATTGTTGGAATGACCGAGCTAAACGGCCGGTCGTTTGTAGTAGGCACCGTCACCGCAGATGGCGTGCCGCTTAAAGACCATCACGGAAACAACATCGATTCATCGGCCTATACGACCTACGTTTCAGGCGGCACGGTTAACCGCGTGTTTGTACTGCCCACACCGTATCAAGACACAGAACTAGCTGACCTCACTTTTTCGAAAGACCGCGGCGAGCTGACCATCGCGCACCCGACTTATCCGGCCTACATTTTTAAGTACTCCACGACTCAGGGCGAAGGCTACACGCTCACCGCTCACGGCTTAACCGGCAACATCTCGGCCCCCGTTGCGACCGGCGTAACCGATGCGGGTGCCGGAACTTCCGACCCCGATCGTGTGTATAAGATTACCGCCATCGATGCCCAGACCGGGGAAGAGTCGCTGCCATCCAACGCCGTAAGTCTAGGCGCCGCCGGGGAGTTCCCTTACACCGTGAGCTGGAACGCCGTTACCGGGGCGCGTGAGTACAACGTTTACGTGAAGTACTTCGACATTTACTGCTTTATCGGTACGAGCGGCAGCACAAGCTTTCTCGACGACGATACCGCCCCAGACCTTGAGATCAACCCGCCCTATGACCGCGGCCTGTTCGCAGCTACCGGCGAGTACCCGGCCGTCGTGGGAGCTTATCAGCAGCGCAGGCTCTTCGGATTAGTCGAATCGGTTTGGTCTTCGCGCATCGATGCGGCAACAAGCTTTCAGGTTCCGTCGCCCAATACCGCCGACGGTCCGGTCACCTTCACTTTGGCCGGCATTGATTTCAACGTTATGCGCCATTTCGTCGATGCGGGAAATCTCGTCATTCTGACCAGCTCCGGCGAATGGGTCATCAACGGCAACGAAGCCGGAATCCTGACCCCGACCGGAATCGGCGCTAAGCAGCGCGACTACCAGGGGTGCAGTAACGTGATCCCCGTCGTGGCTGGTGGCGACGTTATATTTGTGCAGGCGGGAGAGTCTGTCGTTAGAAGCTTTTCTCCCGAAGCGCAGGGCCAGTCACCTGGCGGCGATCTCACTGTTTACGCCTCCCACCTATTCGACGGCTACACGATTACCGAACTCGCCTATACCCGCGTTCCGACTCCCATCGTCTGGGCCCGGCGTAGCGACGGCGCCTTGCTTGCGCTGACCTACATCAAAGAGCAAGAGATTTGGGGTTGGACTAAGTGCGATACCGATGGCGAGTTTAAGAACCTGTGTTCCTTTAAAGACGGCACCGAAGAGATTCTTTATTTCATCGTAAGCCGCACCGTCGATGGAGTGGAGACGAAGTACATCGAAAAGATGAACTCTCGCCTTATAGAAGATGCCGAAGACTTTAAGTTCCTAGACAGCGCGCTGACCTACGACGGCCGCAACGTAGCGGCTACCACGATGACTCTCTCGGGCGCAGCGTGGACGGCAGACGATACGATTACCTGTACGGCCAGCGCATCAATCTTTGCTTCGACCAATGTTGGCGATGCGGTCTACATTACCGGCGCCGACGGCACCGTGATTCGATTCACTATCGACGGCTATACCGGGGCCACGATCGTTACCGGGCGCCCGCACATGACGGTACCCGTTGCGATGCGAGCCACCGCCTTTACTACGTGGTCTCTTGCCGTCGACACCGTGAGCGGGCTTTGGCATCTGGAAGGCGAGTCAGTCGCGGTCCTTGGCGATGGCAACGTCGTGGCGAATCCTTTGACCGACGAAGCGGCTGACCTCGTCACGGTGACGAACGGAACCATTACGCTCGATGAGCCATATGCCGTGATTCACGTAGGGCTTCCCTACATCTGCGACGTCGAAACCCTAGACCTCGACACGCAAGGCGGGCAAAGCATCTCCGATAGAAACATTTTAGTAAGCCGCGTTTCGATGCGACTTGATAAGTCGCGCGGCATTTACGTGGGACCACAACCGCCGACCGATGACGATACCGATCCGCTAGAAAACCTCACGCCGGCCAAAGCGCGAACTAGGGGCGATGCGTGGGGGCCCGTCGCTCTCGCCACCCGCGAAATCGACGTCAACATCGACGGCAAATACTCGCGCGGGGGCAGGGTCTTTGTGAGGCAAATTGACCCACTGCCTTTATCCATACTGGCCATAACGCCCCACTTTTCGGTGAATAAGGAGAGATAGACGATGGCGCTACCACTTATCATCGGCGGGCTCGGCTTAGCGCAAGGCTTCTTAAGCTACGCCGGCAGCTACTCCGCCGCTAAAGCAATGGAGCTCGAAGCGGAGAAGGCGCGGATCCGCGGGGACTTTGAGAAAAAGAGTTTAGAAAACCAAGCGCGCTACACCGAGATTCAGGCCAAAGAAGCTAAAGAGAATTCGCAACGCCAGTACGGGCAAGTCTACAAGCGCGGCAAGCAAGTTACGGGCGAGGCGCGAGCGGCGGCCGTGGGGCAAGGCGTGCGAATTGATTCGGGCTCGATTGGCGATGCTATCGACGAAACGACTTCCGTCACCGAGCGCGATCTTCTCATGGTCAAGTCCAACGCATTCCGTGAAGCGTGGGGATTCAAGAAGCAGGCGAGTGACCTGCGCTTCGGAGCAAAGATGGCCGAGCTTGGCGCGGGCGCGGAAGCAGCGGCTCTTAAGGCTAAGGGCAAGGCAACGCTACTCACTGGCGGGATCGAATTGCTCAAGGGCGCCGGCAGCTTTGCTGGGGGCTTAAAAGAAATGGGCGCATTCAAACGCCAGACTCAGTTAGGCGAAGACGAAGCAGGCGAATACGACGGGTTGTCGAAGGACGAGATAAGGCTAAAGAGGGCCGCGAAACGTCGTGACGTCGATCTCTGGCGCAGCGGAGGGATATACTAGTGCCAACAGTTCCATCACTCGAACCCAGCGTAAACCCACAAGGGCTTCCCAACGCACGCTTTGATGGCCAACTCCCGAAGCTCCCTAGCGCATCAGGGGACATTGGAACCGGCGTCGCGAAGGCGTCTAGCAGCGCTGTCTCCGCGGCGCAGGATTTTTTCGAGGCCGAGAAGAAGAAAGCCGACGAGGTTAAGAGCGTCGAAGTGCGCAATCGTTTAGCCGCGGCAAAGAACCGCCTGCTCTACGACCCCGAGAAGGGCGCGCTGAACAAGCGCGGCAAAGACGCATTCGGCTTGCACGAGACGGTTAGCGACGAACTCCAGAAAGAGTTTGATGACATCGAGACCACGCTGTCGAACGAATCCCAGCGGGCGGAGTTCTATAAGTACAAGGCCGCGGCCCAGGCGGACATCGACAACGATTTGAACCGTCACACGGCAGTCGAGACTCGTCGATACGACGAGCAGCAAACTAACGGGGCGATGGAAGGCTTTGCGACCGATGCTTCCGTGCAATGGCTCGACGGCGAGCGCACACTGAAAGCGGTCAACGAGATTGCTGACCTTCGCACGAAGTACGGGCAGCGTAACGGCGAAGCGCCTGAGTACACGGCGGCCGAAGTTCGCAAGGCCACGAGCAAGGTTCACGTCGCCGTAATGAGCCAGATGCTCGTCAACGACATGGCGCCTAAAGCGGAAGAGCACTTCGCGAAGTACGGCGATCAGATGGACGCCAGCGATCGAACCGCAATGGCGAAATCCATCGAAAGCGGAACGACCCTTAAAAAAGCGCAAGACATGGCCGTTGAACTCACGCGCAAGCATTCGACGATCAGCGCCGTGATGAAAGAAATTGATGCGAGCCAAGAATCCGCGCAGGTCAAAGAGAAGGCCATCGACCTAGCCAAAGAGCGCTTTTCCATCCAGGAACAGGGCAAGAAGCAGTTCAAAGACAACCTCTTCGAGCGCTTCTCCAAAAAGCTTGAGCAGGCAAAAGACTTCGACGTGGTTCAGAAGGATCCGGCCTACTGGTCGCTCGACGATAACCAGCGTAAAGCTTTGCGTAGCGAGTGGAAGGACATAATCGACGGTCCATCTAAGAAGAATGATGACGAGAAGTGGACCGAGTTTCTTTTCTTAAACCAAGGCCAGCTGGCCTCGATGAGCAGAAGCGACTACGTCACCAAGTACCGCTCGCACCTAAGCGAGGAGTACAAGGCAAAGGCCGATGCGAAGATTGATGCCGCACAGAATGCCGATGCGAAAAACCAAATCCTTACGCCCCTATCTGAGTACAAAGACCAGATCGAAACCACGCTCCGGGCGAACAATCAAAGCCTAGACAAGAAGAGCCCTGTCTATAACCAGCTCATCATGGGCATCGAGTCGGCCATGGAGCGCATGGAAAAGATTGAATTGGGCGGAAAGCGCAGGGCGACCTCGCAAGAGCGGCAACAATTAATCGACAAGCTCGCCATCCAGAAGATGTTCATCGAGGGGCGCTTCTGGGACAGCGAGAAGCGCGCCGGCCAGGTAACGAAAGACGAAGCCGGCAAAGCCTACGTTCCCATGTCGCAAATCCCGCCCGATGCGCCGGCCCGCATTCAATACGATTTGGACAGAGCATTAAAGGCCGGTAACTGGCCCGCGCGAAAACTTTCTAAGCGAGAAATCGAAAAGGCATATGCCGCTTCGATTCTCGGCAAAGACGCGTATCTTGACCTGATTAACCGCATTGCGCGGGACATGGAGTAGTATGCCCACGGTTCCCACGGACGATAACAAGGGAATGTTTTCCGCGCAGCCGGAGCAAAGTGAGTCCGGCGTTCCTCTTGATTACACGAAGAAGCAAGCGCCTACCGACACACGATCGCCTGCGGAAGACGCCGGCGCGCCGCCTGCCCGCGGAATGTTTGACGGCGAGCAAGAAGCTAAGCCCACCGGTGGCGGTCTGTTCGATCCAACCGAACAGCTTAAGGCTGCCGTCCATTACGGCGCGCAGACCAATAGCGACGAGGCAGCCCGCATCCTTCGGCTGAAGGAAGCCACCGCCCTGCCCGAAGACTTGGTCGGTCGCAATGCCGACGAGTTAGAGCGCGCGACCCGAGTCAAATCTTTCGATGTCCCCGACTTCGTAAAGCGCTCGCCAATCACTGCCGAATGGCTTTCGCAATCGCCTAATCACACGGCCGCGACGTGGAATGATTTGCCGAAGCTTGGCAAGATGGAGGATTTCTTTACCCGCCCGGCGGAGCTCATGGCGATGCCGGAAGATCAGCTGACCGAAATGGCTCGAGCCAGCGCGAAGAAGCGCATGGAGAAGGATTTTGCCCAACCTCTTTACGTCGGCAAAAAGTATCTTCCCCACGATGAGCAGGGTCAGAAGCAGCTCGAAGAAAGATATTTTCAAGAAGAGCTAAACAAGCTCAAGAAGGAAGAAGAGTTTATTGCGGGCGACGCGCCGGTCGGCGTGTTCGAGCAAGCCGGAAGACGGTTTGCAGAGAACCCGGCCGCCGCCCTTCCCTTTTACAGCGGGCTTACTGATCTCGCCAACGCTACCGAAGTTTATCAAGCCGCCAAAGCCGCCATAGCGAAGCAAGCCACGCCTGAGCAAATGCAGCTCTTGGTGCGCAACGCGCGCATCGAACGTGCCGCCCAACGTCGCGGAACCACCTTCCTCGCCGACGTCAGTGCAATCGTCGGGCAAAGCGCAGTGTTCGCCGGAGAACTCGCCGGAACCGGCGGAGTGTACGAAGGCGGGAAGAAGCTGCTGTACAAAGAGGGTGCGCGCCAAGCCGCCGAAGGTGTCCTGCGCAAGGGTATGCAGCTAGCGCTGGAAGGCGTGGGGTGGGCAGTTGGTGCCGGCGCTCAGACGCTCGCCAATCCGGTTCGCATTGCCGAGGGTGCCGTCTCCAGCATGACGCCCGACGTTCAGCTTACCGGCGATGCGAAAGAGCCCATCACGGTCAACGCAAATACCGAGCTTGCGTGGTCAGTGCAGGTACCGAAGGCCTTCTTGCGCCAATGGGCAGAGATTGGCGGCGAGCGAACGGGCGCGCTACTGGGCTGGTTAGACAAGCCCATCAACAAGCTTTTGTATGAGTCCTGGGCACGCAAGGTGCCAGGCGCAACGGCTGATCTATTTGAAAAGGCCCTAAAGGCCGGGGGCATTCACGGTATCGCTGGTGAAATGGGCGAAGAAGAATTTACGAAGCTCATCAATCACGCGACCGGCGTGGAAGAGTATCGTCTTCCCACGGCGAAAGAACTCGCAACGCAAGCCGTAGCCTTCGCCGTTCCAGGCGCCGCAAAGGCTGGGCTTACTCACGTTCAAGCCAAGGCGCAAAGCCAAGGATTCAAAAACTACGGTACGACGGTAAAGGAATCCGAGCTCTTCCAAAAAGCACCGGAAGTATTCGAGCGCGTCGTTGAGTTCCAAGCCGAGAAAGCTGGAAAGCTTAGCGTGCTCATGCCGATTGAAAGCTGGGATGAGTATTGGACCGGTAAAGGCAAAGACCCCGGCGAAGTCGCGGTTGAAATTATTGGGTCCCGAGAAGGCTACGACGAAGCGAAGGAGAACGGCACTGACCTAGTCATCCCGACCTCTCGCTACGCCGTGACCATTGCACCAAGCGAACACAACGCCTTTTTCTCGAAGGAACTGCGCTGGAAAGAACTAGACCGCAACGAGCGCGAGGCCGAAGAAGAAAAGAAGGCCATTGAGCAAGCCGATACCGAAGCGACGAAGCTCGAACTCGGAACCGAAGGCGCGAAGCTGCGCGACGAACTCCAAGCCGCGGGTCAGGCGCCAGAACTCGCCGAGAAGAACGCGCTACTGATTCAGGAGTTCGCCGCTCGTCAGGAGATCCCGCTTGAACTGGCTCGCACAATCTTGCCCCTTGCGATCCAGCAAGGCACGCCCACGAAGAAGGATGGCGGGCTGGAGCAGGAGAAGGCCGATCACATTGTTCCGTACGAGGCAGTTCCGGCGAAGGAATATGTAGAGGCAGCAGACTCGGCGACCCCCGAAACGAAAGAGAAGATTACCAAAGAGGTTACTGCTCTTCTTATCGATAGCGACGGAAAGAGCGTAATCGCCAAAGAGCTTGGCTTGCCTGGCGAGCTAGGTACTTCCAGGCAAAGCGGGTATTACGGGTCACAGGTAAGCCCGAATATTGTTACAGAATTTCAAGGAGTTCCGGCAAGTGAGATTCGGCGTTTCGCCCGCGCCTTGCAGCTGATTCTGAGACAAGCTGCTGTACCGTACTTTACCCCGGTAAAAGACCCCACGGACACATCGCAACTGTCCTACGGCGTAGCTATCACTCTCGGCGTCCAACTTGATGATACGACTCAACAAAAGCTCGGAGACATCCTTCGTGATCTTGGTTTAGGCCCTGACGCTGGCTTTACGAAGGTTAGCGCCAACCGCATCGTAATCATTAACTTTAAGAACAAGGCAACGGGGCAAACCCTCTACGGCGACGATGGGGCTTTCCTTTCCGTTCTTTCCAAGTTACAGGAGCAGTATGGACGAGAATTCCAAATCGAAGAAATCGGCGAAGGATGGTTCGATGGAGAATACCTCACCCACGACTGGGCAGCCGACCGGGACGGGGAAGCCCTCCTGGCTGAAGCCGATCCCTCCGGACGATCCGATGTTCGGGCGCGGTTGGGTAGTTACGCCCGACAATATGATCAAATCTCCGAAAAGCACTTCGGACCAAGAAACCCCGTCACCCTCAATCAAGGCCCCGTCGGCTCTAACTCCGGAAGAGGAAGCGCAGGAAGAAGAAGCGGGCAAGAAGAAGCTCGAGGATCGTTACAAGAAGTCCCAAGGCTAAAGGGTCTCCCCGACTCTTCGCCCGGCCCTATCGCAAAAATTAAGCGCGCGGCACAAGAATACGTCGGCAAGGTTTGGTTCCCCACCAGTTACGTTAAGGCCGATCCCGAGCGCGGCAAGCGCATCGCCGATGCGTATGAGCAAATGCCTCACGCGCCGAACGATCCGAAGGTAAAAAGGGCGTATAAGGCACTCATTAAAGAAACTCTCGCGCAGTATCAGATCGTAAAAGACCTCGGCATTAAGATCGAAGTCATCAAGCCGGGAATGGAAAACCCATATCCCGAAGGCCCGCGACAAGTTCTCGAAGACTTGCGCAATGGGCATTTGTGGCTGTTTCCCACTGAAGCCGGCTTCGGTAGCGAAAACCAAGCCGCGGATCACCCGCTACTAGCCAAGACGAAGGAAAAAATTGGCGATCATGTCCTTCTAGCTAACGACGTTTTCCGAATCGTTCACGACGTATTTGGGCACGGCAAAGAAGGCAACGGCTTTGGACCCCACGGCGAAGAGAACGCATGGCAATCGCACATGCCGATGTACTCGCCGCTCGCAGCCCAGGCGATGACGACCGAAACGCGCGGACAAAACAGCTGGGTTAATTTCGGGAAGCTGGGCGAGACGAATCAAGCGAACAAGAAAGATACCGTCTACGCTGATCAGAAAGCCGGCCTATTACCCGATTGGGTTATGGCCGAAGGGCTGGCCGAGAACGCGCCTTTGGTCCTCGATCAATCCGCCCTACCCGCGAAGTCCGACCTATCACCGCTCGGCTTCTATTCCCAGGTCGCGCGCGAAGTCGAGAAGATGGACTTTAAGGAGATGCCGGCGAAGGATCTCTGGAACCGGATTAAGAATATTCAGGGGATTAAGGCCGAGGAGCTGGAATCGCTGGGGCTTGAGCACTGGCTTAACGCTCGCGACATGGACGCCCGACTTCCGGCCGCTGGCCCGGTGTATTCGGTCGGCGGTAAGGGTTGGGATGTTTACACGCAATTCCACACGAGAGAACAAGCGGAGAAGTGGGTCGAGGAACAACCGATTCCTAAGGGCGGGCCGGCGCCGTGGACTATCACAGAGATTCCCGACCCCACTAATCGCACCGGCAGGGTAAGCAAAGCCGAAGTCCTCGACTTCATCCGTTCCAACGGCGTGCAGGTCGAGCAGGTCGTGCTGGGGGAAAGCTTCAACAACGAAGCCGTGCCGCGCTTACTCCCGCAATCGCGAGCTGAAGGCGACGTCCCGCTGGTCGATGAGCTAAGGTGGGATGACGGCGACGTACAAGAGCCCACCCAAGATTACATCAATGATGAAGTTGAAAATATGCTGTGGCAGTACGGGATGGATGGTCCTGGCGATCACAGTGCCTTCGGGGAAAAGTGGGGAGAGGTAGCCCACGAAACGCTTCTTGAACATCTCGACGATAAGGATTTCGTTCTAAGCTACGAGAAGGACGAAGATGGCGACCCAGCCGTAGAACTCGTTTGGAAAAGTTCAGGAGAAACTCGCAGTTGGCGCAGATCGGAAGAAATCCCAGTAGGCGCAAACGGGGTAAATTTTGGGACGGGAGAGGCTGCCAAGAAGCGCCTGAAAAAGCTGCAAGACGCCATCCGATACGCGCTTACTGAGAAGTTCGAGGGCCAAGCGGAAGACGCTGCAAGAGATCGGTATTACGACGATTCGGATTATCAAGAAATCCATTTCACTGAATCCGAAACCGGCTGGGAACTACGTGGCCGGCACGGCGACGGCGAGTGGTACAGCCCAGAAACCGGAAAGAGCTACAGCGGTAGTATCGAGGAAGCTCAGATAAAGCTACTCGACGACATGCTCGAAAAGGGCGTCATCGAGACTGAAGAGATGCGCGACGCGCGCATCGCTGAGCAGGAGACCGGCGAGCCGGTTCCCGGCGTGCGCTACAACTTGCCAATCGGGCCTAAGCCCGCGGCTGACATAAACGCACCGACTCGCCCAGCAAAGTACGCCTCGTACATGGACAGAAGTAATCCGGGCGGGAAGAACAAGCGCGAGTTCGTTTTCACGTCCCCGCAGGCCAAAGATTACTCGGGGGAATACGGCGGCAACGACCATTACCGTGAGAGAAAGCAAATCGCCTCGGTAATCACGTCGGACCGCACCGGCCCGAACGGTGAGCGCATTCTCATGATCGAGGAGTCGCAATCGGACAGGCAAGCCAAGGTGAGAAACCTTCGCCTTCAAATTGCTGCCCTTGCCGAAGAGTGGAAGCAGTCTCCGGAAGACTCACCCGACCGCGACTCAATTCAAGAAAAAATTGACGTCATTGAACAGCAAATCGAAAGCATCAAGGCGCCTTACGAGAACACCGAAGCGTGGCTCGCGCTCGTAATGAAGAACATGATTCGCGTTGCCTCGCAGGAAAATTACGACGCGATTGCCTGGTCGCCGGCTGAGCTAGTGACGAAACGCTGGGGCACCGACGCGCTCGCATGGGTCAAGAAGACCACGCAGACCTACGACGTAATCGACGATTACACGCAAGAAATCATCGGTAGCTACGCCTATGCGCAAGACGCCGAAAACAACTTGAGCGACGGACGTACTGTGCGCCCGCCCGGCACGTACTTCTACATTGATACGGCCCCAAGCCACGGCGAAACGGGTTCCGGGCTGCACGGCATGACCTTAGAAGAAGGTGCTAAGGCGCGCGCGAAGCGTATCGAGAAATTCGGGAAGATGGTAACGGGCCCGAAAGACATCGAAGAAGTCGCTGGCGCAATGAGCGATAACCCTCGTTTTGCCGCGACGCTTTGGAAGCGTATGCAGACCGAAGAGACCGGGATAAAGGCGCCACGCAAAGAGGGTTACGAATTTGAGTACGACAATCTTCTCCCGAAGAAAGTCGTGCCCGCGATTCTCAAGAAGCTCGATAAGAACGCGAAGGTAGGGGTCGGTAAGATCGGAGTGCCGAAGAACCTTACTGAAGATGAATTTCGAGACGTCTGGCAAGTAAAGCTCACCGACGAGATGAAAGCCAAAGCGAAGACCGAAGGCTTCTCGCTGTTCCAACCCAGTCAAAACGATTCGGACGCCCGCGGTCAGATCAAGCTCTACAACGACCACGCGCAGATGATTCTGCCGAAGTGGTCGGACGCCTCGACCGTACCCCACGAGTTCGCGCACTACTTCTTACAGATCATGGGCATCCTCTCCGAGATGCCGGACGCGAGCCAGAAGGTGAAGGACCGCTACGCGGCAGCGCTCAAGTTCTTAGGTGTTGAGTCGAAGGACCAGCTGACTGAAGAACACCACGAGAAATTCGCGCGCTCGTTCGAGTCGTACTTACTGAACGGCGAAGCGCCGACGGCGCAGCTCAAAGACCTATTCAAGCAATTTAAAGAATGGCTCAAGGCCGTGTACAAGGCTGCCCCGCCTGAAGTGCTGACCCCCGAGGCGAAGGAGTTCTTCGACTCAATCTTTGCGGCCGAAGCGGAAGTCGAGCAAGCTCGAGCGCAGCAGATGATGACCCCGCTATTTAAAGACATGAAGGCCGCGGGATTCAGCGACGAGCAAGCGCTTTCGATGCAGGCAGCGATTCAAGAAGCGCAGGAAGCTAGCCAAGCCGAGCTAACTGCCAAGACATTTCAAGAGGCAGATAAAAAGCGTAGCAAGGAGTACGAGGAGAATCGCGAACTCGTTCGGTCGCAGATTGAGGAAGAAGTTAGTCACCAGCCCGTTTATATCGCGCTTTCCATCCTGCAAAAAGGAACAATGCCGGACGGCACCGAACTGCCGGAGAGCCTTGCTGGCTTAAAGCTCGACGCGAAAGCTTTGAAAAAAGAATGGCCGGGGCAGATGAAGAGCCTGCCCAAGCCTTACGTATACGCGCGCGAGGGCGGCGTTCATCCCGACGTAGCCGCCGAGATGCTTGGCTTCGGCTCGGGCTCGGAACTTATCACCGCGATGGTCGAAGCTGAGCCGATGAATCAACTCGTGGATCGTCTCACCGACGAGCAGATGAAAGCCCAGTTCCCGTCGTTGCAAGAGACCGGCGCCTTGTCGGTCGAAGCGATGAAGGCGATTCACAACGACAAGCAAGACGAGCTCTACCGTAAAGAACTTGAGTACATGCTGAGCGAGCACTTCGCGAAGTTTAAACAGATGACCCGCCGTATCGCCGGCCGTCCCCCTGCCCCTACGGCCAGCATCAAGGAACAGGCCGCGGAAGCCATCGCGAAGAAGCAGGTCAGGGAGACGAACCCGCTTTTGTACCAGCGCGCCGAAGCCAAGGCTGGCAAGGAAGCCGCGGACTTACTTTTGAAGGGTGACTTCGCGGGCGCGGTTGAGGCAAAGACGCGGCAGCGCTATAACCATGCGCTATACCGTGCAGCCGTGGAGGCAAAAGAGAATGCGGAAAAAGCAGCCGAGTACATGCGAAAGTTCGATAAGGCGTCCGTCCGAGAAAGAATGGGCAAGGCTGGTTCGGACTACCTCGAGCAAATCGAAGCGATCCTGGAACGATTTGGTTTTAATACTGTATCCGGCAAAGCCATCGATAGAAAAAACGATCTCCGCGCTTGGGTCGAAGCGCAGCGTGAAGAAGGCATTGCGGTCGATCTCCCGGAAAAGCTTCTCAGCGAAGCGTTCAGGAAAAACTACAAAGAGCTCACCAACGCCGAACTCGCCGAAGTCAGGGAGACGGTCGAGAACATCGAGCACTTAGCCAGGCTCAAGAACAAGCTTTTGACCAACGAGAAGGTGCGCGAAATCGAAGAGGCGGAAGCCATGCTTCTGTCGACGATTGAGGCTCATCATCAGCTTAAGGATGAAGTCCTTCCCCTTGCGCCCGGGCTCAAGGACAAGATCCTACAAAACAAGTCGAAGTTCTTCGCGGCGCACACCCGCATGGAGTTCTTATTCGAGTTCTTGGACGGCGTGAAATCTCACGGCGCATTCTGGAATCTCATGTTCAAACCCTTCGTCGAAGCCGAGGCCGCAGAAGCCGAGCTTGCGAAGAAGGACACGGAAGCGCTGGCTAGAATCTTCTCCGTCTACACGCGCGCCGAGCGAGCGGAATGGTTCGGCAAACCGATCTTCATCGCCGAAGCCAAGACCGATAAGTTCGACGGGAACATCAACAAGGCCGGCATTCTCGCCATCGCGCTGAACTGGGGCAACGAGTACAACCGCCAGGCGCTCATGGAGGGCTACGGCTGGGACGAACGACAGGTTCTTAAGATTCTAGAGCAGCTCGACGAGAAAGACGTCGCCACGGTCAACGCTCTTTGGGCGCATATCGATACGTACTGGGAAGCTGCTAGGGACTTGCAGAAGGAAATGACCGGCGTTGCCCCGCAGAAAGTGCAAGGCTCGCCCGCGGTCATTCGCGCCGGAAAATTAAACGGCGGTTACTACCCGATTAAATTCGACCACGACCGCAGCTACCGGCAATTACAGCTCGACGAGAAGGCTGCACTGGGCGAACAGTTCGGGCACGCAACGCGCGCCATGACTCGGCACGGCCATTTGATCGAACGCACGAGTACGGGCGGCAAGCCCCTGCTCTTAAATCTTACGGTCTTGTCCGGTCATCTTTCGCAAGTTCGCCACGACGTCACGCACCGCAGGGCAATAATCGACGTAGGCAAGCTCGTAAACCGCCCGAAGATCCGCGCGGCCATCATTGGGGCCGCGGGCTCGCAGATGTACCGGCAGCTGAATCCCTGGCTGAAGGGGATTGCGGGAGATACCAGCCCTGATCTCGTCGATGGCTGGGAACCTATTCTTAGCCTCATGCGCACCAACATGACGAAGGTCAACCTGGGGCTCAAGGCGACGTCCGGTCTTGTGCAAACGCTGGGCTACTTCAACGCCGCGCATGTCCTGGGCGTGAAATACGCGCGCCGCGGGCTGCGAGCGCTGAACCCGGTGAAGCTGAAAGAGAACTGGGCTTTCATCACTGAGCGATCGGCCATGATGAAGAACCGGCTTGATAACTACGATCGCGACGTTCGCGACATCGTGCAGAAACAAAACGTCGTACAAGGCGCCGACGATGCGTGGTTTTACCACATTGGGTTTATGGATTTGGCGCTGTCTGTACCAGCCTGGATGGGCGCCTACGAAAAGGCGATGGACGGTGAAGTCGAGAATATCGACAAGGGCGATGAAAAATCCGCCGTCGAATATGCCGACTCCACCGTCCGAAAGACAATGGCTGCGGGCGCCGCCAAGGACTTGGCCCAAGTCCAGCGCGGCAACGAGCTCAAACGTCTGTTTACCGCCTTTTACTCGCAGCTAAGCATTCAGTTCAACCTCTTGCAGCAGGCGGGCCAACACTTCGCCCTGACCAAAGATTTCGGCCGACTCGCTTCTGCCGCCACGTTCCTTTGGTTCTTGCCCGCCATTCTCGATGACGTGATCAAGGGCCGCGGCCCAGACGATGAAGACGAATGGCTGCCGTGGGTCACGAAGAAGGCCGCTACTTACCCGTTCCAGACGATGGTGTTTATGCGCGACATCGTAAATATGATGGAGCGTAGGTTCGAGACCGGGCGACGCGCCGATTACACAATGTCGCCTGTGGTGCAGGGGATCGAATCCGTGGCAAACGCCTCGTACTCCCTGGCCAAACCGCTGATGGGCGAAGAGCTTACTCGCGGCGACGCGAAAGACGTGACGATGGCTGCCGGGTACATGGTCGGCCTACCCTCACGCCAGGTCTGGATGACCTCGGAATATTTGTACGACTACATGACTGGCGAAGTTCAGCCATCAAATCCAGCAGAAGCCGCATGGCGTGCTCTTGTGACGGGAAAGCCGAAAGAGAAGTAATGCGGAAATCATATAACACAGCTAACATGAATAAAGCGCAGGGGGCCCCTTGAGCATCTCTTCTACTCTAAACAGAAACGACTACGAAGGTGCGGGAACTACAGCTACCTACGCCTACGGCTTTAAGATAACCGACGAAGACCACTTACAAGTCGTAGTCGCCGACGCAAACGGGGCCGAGACTGAGCTCACCATTACGACCCACTACACGGTGACCGGGGTAAATGCTTCGTCGGGGGGCAACGTCGTTCTCGTTGGGACCACGTCGTTTGCGTGGATCGATACCAGCGGTTTTCTCGAAGACGACTACTCGATCTCCATCCGCCTAAAGCTTCCGCTGACCCAGCCGACCGACCTCCGCAATCAGGGTTCGTTTCTGCCGGAGTCGATTGAAGACGCCCTGGACCGCGGGATCCGCATCGACCAGCAGCAGCAGGACGAAATCGACCGCAGCATGAAGCTGCCGGTAACGGTCGACCCCGCCGACGTCTCGGTTGACCTTCCCACGCCTTCCGCAGGCAAAGTGCTCGCCTGGAACTCCGACGGCGACGGGCTTGAAAACGTGGCCGACCTCTCCGCGCAGACGGTAACCGCGTACATGGAAACGCTTCTCGACGACACGACAGCGGCTGCGGCGCGGACCACGCTCGACGTGACCCAGGCAATCAATAGCCTGACCGAAGAGACAACGCCTTCGGTTTCCGACTACGTTGCCATTCGTGACGTAAGCGGATCGGCAGACAGGAAAATGACGGTCTCCAATTTCCTGGAGTCCATGAGCTTCTTGACCGCCGACACCACGCCGGCCCTTACCGACTTATTGATGAGCTACCGCATTGCCGATAGCTCTTGCAGAAAGATAACGATCATCTCGGCCATTAGTCAGTCGCTTCGGATCGGCGGGTTTCTAAACCTCGGCCTTTCCAACGCCACGACTACGGTCACCGACGATTCCATCAACATCGGCGGCGCTAGCGCGGCACTCAGCGCGACGAGCCCGCTTTACATCCACTTGCCCCACGCGACGAGCCCTGGACGCGGTACGGTGCTCTCGGCTACGGCCGACGTGAAGATTAAGCTTACCGGCGCGCATTGGGGATTCGGCACCTTCGGCGATCAGTCGGATCTCGTCATGCGGGTTCTGGCTATTAATGACGGGTCGGGAACCATAAAGTTCGGCGTCACCCCGACGAGCGGAATCACCACTATCGCGAGCACGTCGACGAGCGCGACCGCGACCGACATCAACCTCGGCACCGAGGTTCTGGTCAATGCAGCGCTCGCCGTCGGCACCTGGCCGTGTGTGGAAATCGGATGGTTCCTCGCCGACTTCGACGATACAGGCGGCAGTTCCGAAGACCTCTACGTCGTTCAAAGCGGTATCGGAGAAATCCAGGTCGGTACTCCGTCGCCCATCAGGTCGGAAATTATCTATACGACTGGCGCTGGGCACGGTTCGGGAAGCACAAAGGTTCGCCGCATCGAGACCAAGGAAAGCGTTCAAGGGTCCGACATTACGGTCGCGCTCTCGAGTTCACTCGGCAACGTCTACACCATCAACTCGGCCGGTAACTACGAAGTGGATTACACCGACCTTCACTCCGGTGCCGGGTTTGTCGCTGGCGTATCAGTAAACTCTAACCAACTCACCACGTCCGTCGGAAGCATCACGGCGGCTCATCGTAAGGCGGCGTTAGGGTCGCCAAGTAATGACGGCGCGCATGTTTCGTGCGTATTCCGGGCAGCTGCCGGAGATGTTGTAAGGCCTCATACAGACGGAACCGCTACTTCCACGGATCCGCTGGTGAGATTCTCGATTCGCAAAATTTCGAATTAGATTTTCTTACGCTAGTAGGACGCTCTAACCAACGCATTATCGCAAGGATGAAGAATGCCCGAGCAAGGCCCGCTTGTGCAGTTTCTAATTGTGTTGTGTGTAATCGTTGGCGTCGAGCGCATGGTCGCGCTGGTCATCAAACTGCTGGAATCCGTCAGCAAGGTGAAGCGCGCGCGCCGCGATCGTGCTAGCGGTAACGACCAAGACTACGAATCCAAGATTCTTATCAACGCGGATGACTTCCGAAAACTCGTCGCTTCCATCGTGGACATAGTGAGCTCGACCGCGACGCACACAAAAGCAATTCGGGACATGATCGACCATTCCCACGAAGTGAAAATCGCAATCAAGGAAGGCGCGCGAACAATTGCCCGCGCAGAAAAAGCTTTGGACCGATTCGACAACTAAAAATGAGGAGATAGAAATGGCTGATGAAAAATATGGAGTAGAGGTACTTAAGGGATTGGCGACGGCGTTGGGCCAGGTTCTTGGCGTGGTGTACGGCGTTATCGTCGAGAAGTCGGGCCTGTTCGCAGCGCTCTTCGCGGTGCAGGCGCCCATCAACTACTTGCAGAAGTTCTTCACTGGCGAAGGCATGAAGAAGGCGAAGGACGAAGCGCTGGATTTGAGCGAGGCCGAAAGCAAGGAACTCTCTGCGGCGTTCCTGGCGCCCCTTCCCGCGGCCCTGCAGGCGAAGCTGGCCCCGGTTGAGAATCTGTTCTCGAAGGTCGTGAGCTTCGTCTCGCGCTCGGTGAACTTCGCGAAGTTCTCCATCGCCGAGGGCAAAGTCATCGTCGCCGAGTTCCGCGCCCTGTTCAACGTCTGAAACACTTTGTACATCAACTGATGTACAACCCAATGGAGGGTTCTCATGAAACGATTACTGATGGTACTGACTCTCGCCCTGGCGGTAGTTTCGGTTTCGGTTTTCGGCATCGAAGAGCCCTCCCTTGCTCATCTCACGATGAAGCAACGGGCCGAAGCAAAGAGGGAGGCGAATCGCCTCATCGCGGACTTCGCCAGCATTGTCGAAGACGGACGCATGAGCTCCATCGCGAAAGTGGTGGATATCGGCATCAAGCAGTCGATCGATCGTGGTGTTGAGCAGCTCGAGCGGCACAACGATCGAGAGGCTGCGCATTTCTTCCGGTTCATTTACCGCACCGAGTACGACGGCTACTTCACGCGCATGGTCGCCCGTGGTTCCTACGACATTGGCGATCACAAAGGGTTGGTTCAGTTTCTCACCGACTTTTACGAACGCGTGGAGCTGGTCATCGGCGTGACCATTGCGAAAGCTCTCCACATTTCCGACATCAAGAGCCTGAACCATGGCTTAGGGCCGGCGTTTTCGCCCTGCACCTTCCCGATGGACTTAGTATCGGGCGAGCGCATCGACGAATACGAGCGGCACTTCAACGCTGGAGAGGTCTATTACGGCGTACTACCGGTCGTGGCGTATTGGGCAGCTGACCTAGCGTTGATGTCTTTCGTCGGGCCGTTTGCCGGCACCATCGCTGGGTTGGTGGAGTTTGGGGTTTCCAAGACCATCGGCCCAAAGTTGGCGGTGGCGGTGTTTAACCGGGCTTGTAACTGAACACGACTTGGGCGCCGGCCGTTTCAAACAACGCAAATCTCTTCAAATAAGGAAGGGAGCGTCGGGAGAAGAAGACAGCGGTCGGCGCCTGATTCGTACAAAGGAGAAATAAATGCAATTACCTAGCTGGGCGAAGTACCTACTCAAGGCGGCAAGCATCTTCGGAATCCCGATTCTAAAAATGCTCTTCCCGAGCGTCGGGCAAGACGTGTGGAAGCTCATCGAAGACATCATCAATCACGTCGACGCCGCAGACGATAAGCCGGCGGCAGTGCGGGAAATCAAAGAGGCGGTCGGGCGATGCACCGGCTCTTTCTGTCCTGCTGGGACGAAGGGATTAGATTGAACCTAATCGAGAAGCAGAAAAAATTCTCGGCTCTCCTTTGCAAGCTCGTGCTCGAACTAAACGCGCGCGGGTACGAAGTCACGATGGGCGAATGTTGGAGGCCACCCGAGACGGCGAAGCTCTACGCCATGCAAGGTAAGGGGGTGGTCTCCTCGCTCCACACGCTACGGCTTGCGGCCGACTTGTGCCTGTTCAAAAATGGCAAATACCTAGTGCGCACCGAGGAATACAAAGAGGCCGGAGAAATTTGGGAATCGTATTCTGGTGAAGACTATTCGTGTCATTGGGGTGGCCGTTTTCACGACGGTAACCACTTCTCAATCGGGCATCAAAACGTGAAGTGAAAACACCGGGCCACACCGCTGGGGAGTTGGTCGGCGTGGCGAACATCCTCTATTGGCACTGCTCGAAGTGTAAGAATCACGTGCCGTGGTACCGGATAGACAAGACGGACTCGCTTACGGCCAGTTGTTGCGGCGTAGTGTGGACTGCGTTGCCACGCTACTCATTTTCAAAATTCTACGTCGCCGAAAATCCGGTCGATATGTCGAATGTCAGAATCCTTAGCCACGTCGACCGATAATTTTCGGGGTGTTTGCGTACTTGGGGTGAGTGTAGTGCCGATAGCCCCACTGCTTATTGAGTAGGTGCTCTTCTGGCCACCCCTTCTTGATGCGGTTCTTAATCGTGGTGAATGGAATGCCGCTCTCCTTTGAAAGCTGCGTCGCAGTCTTTCGCTTTCCTTTTTCTGTCGCCACAAGATTATTTCGGCGATTATTCAGCTGGTCGCTATAAGTAGCCCATCGGCAATTCTCCGGCCCGTAACCCTTCTCGTTATCAATTCGCTCGATAGTGTGTCTCGGTGGGCGATGTCCCATATCCGAAAAAAAGTTTTCGAAGCGTTCCCACCGCTTACAAAAGGTAATCCCACGCCCGCCGTAATTCTTATATCCTGGGTTTTTTGGATTACGGCAGCGCTGCTTGATGGATTCCCAGGCGTGGTATTCAGGGGTTCCGTTCATCCCGTGGGTTTTAAACGGGCTCACGCATCCGCAGGATTTCGGCTGATCCTGGATGAGCGCTTGTTTGATTTTCTCGACGCCGCAATCGCACCGACAAAGCCAGGTGTATTTCCCGCTCTTCGTTTTTCCGTGCGGCCGAACGACCGTGAGCTTCCCAAATCTACGACCGGTCAAGTCAATGAACCTCGCCACGCTTCTCTCCTTGATATAAAGCCATCCCTAACAAGAGGCTTCCCATGATTGCAAGTGGGGCGAGTCGCCAGGGATATTGCACGACCATGACCGCGCCGAAGGTGACGATTGCGGCAACAAGTTCGTGGCGCCCCTGCTTATACGCTCGTCGAACCGCCTCCAGGAAAACCACAACCCCCAGCACGAAGCCAACCGCACCGAGTTCAAAAATCAACTGAAGCCAACAACTGTGAAGCCAAATCCAAAGGTTGTTCTCGGTATTGTACTTGTACGTCAGCTGGACCATGGGCCCGTAGAGGAGGAAGCTCGAGAATCCCGTCCCGGTCCAGATGTTGGCCGCGTCCCACCACCAGCCCATGAAGAACTTCCAAAACTGCACGCGCCAGCTGTCGTCGAAAAGCATTGGGTTGAGCCACAAGCCCCCAATCGTAGCCGCAGTTAGCGCAGGAACGATTACCGTGACCAAGTCGAACAGTCGCCACCTACGAGACGAGACGAGCCAGGCGACGAAGCAGACGGCGGCGGCGCCTAGTGGAGTCGATGCCTGGGGTTCAATCGAGAGCAGCACGAGCATCGCGCCAATCCACACGTAGGGCATCGCGCGCCCGTATCCTGTCGGGTCCGCAATCTTCACCCAGAATGGAAAGCCCATCACGACGAAGCAGCCGCTCATGCTCGACTGGTCCAAGAGTCCGGTAAGCCCCTGCCCGCGGGCGCCCATCGCGTACTGCCCAACTATCCACGCCGCACCAAGCGCGGAACTCGCAGCGAAAGCGTACTCGATCCACCGATCCCACGCTCGCGTGTACCTAGTGCCGACGCCGACGAGTAAGAGGAGAACTACTAAAGAAGCCCCAACGATCGCTTGCATCGAGGTTATCGTCTGGCTCGGAAACTGTTCGAGGCTCGGGTCCAGACGGAACAGGATGCGACACGCAGAGATGATCATCCATCCAAACAATAATCTCGACGGGATTCCAAAACTCGAAATACTGCCCGCAACGAGGACACCGCACGAAACCGCCGTTATCGCCCACTTGCTCTTCCATGCGTCTCCTTCAATGGTGAATAGACAAAGCCCGAGCCAAAGCGCGATGCCGAGCGGACCGGCGAGCTTCATTTGCAATTTTCACTCGTCGCGGCCATTAGGTTTCAATCTTAGTGGTGTTTTGGCGCAGCGGATACACGACGTAAATGGCTCTCCCCTCTCATATCCAAGGATAATCCCTTTGCATAATTCAACGTCTAACTCGGAATAAAGATAACCGCACTTCTGGCATTTCTTTATACCTTTAGGTAATTCGCGCCTCATTTAATCCCCTTCACGCAAATCAATTTGGCGGTGTGGTTATCATATTTATTCTTTTCCAAATACCAGTCAGACGGCATGTTCATTTTTATTCCGGCGCTATCCTCATCTTGCCCGTACACCGTCACGGCATCGGCAATGGCCTGGCGGATTAGGGCGTTGGCTCTGGTGCATATCCAATCGTAATGAACGCGCTGTTGCGCCCACAATTCAGGATCAAGTTTGTCTATCTCAGCTTTGAAATCCTCGGGCACCAGAAACTTCTCCCAATCTCTTTCAACCCGCTGATTCGGTGGGGTGGTCATGGTGCATCCTCCTTCCCGATCAGCGCTTTTTCTGCGACAAATAGAGCGCTCCATTCTGCGTTGGAATAATTATTAATATTCGCAATCTCTTCCAACGCGGCCCGCAGGCGGGTGTTTTCGGCGATGTACTTTTTCAAATCCACTTCAGCCTTTGTATGGTGCCCTCGTTCAAGGTGTAGCCATTTTTGAAGCCGCGCATTCTCCGTCGTTACTTCCAGTAACGAGGCGACGAGGGGTTGGATTTTGGCGTTGGCGAGTTGGGCGGCTTTAACGCTAGATAAATGACCGTCAAACGCGGGATTGAAATCCATCTCCGTGAAAAATGGTTCCGTGGGAGTGGTGGGTTTCACATCGTCGCCTTTGGCCTGATGGTTAGCTCTTTGCACCCGCAAGTAGGACACGGCGTGGAAGCTACTGTTAATGATTTTACAATTCGCATTAAGTGGAAATCGCCACAGTTAGAGCAAATGGCCTGACAGCGGTAGGTTTCCTTATCCAGGCACGTATCGATGTCCTGCATTCGTTTTTGATTCATATCGTCCACGTCAAATCCCTTCTGAAGAATGTTTCCGGTTCTACTACTTTTCACCAACCCATTCAGGAACAAGATACTCGACGTTTTCTTCATCGAGGCTATTAAGTTCTCTCCAAGAGACGAGCACGATTCTATCTGTTGCCTCCCCTCTTCCATTAGTAAGGTTGGCTCGAACCTTATCGTAAAACCGAAATGGGTGAATGGTCGTTACGTGTTGCTTTAGTTTTTCGTCGATTGAATAACAGATAAACCATTTCATTTTATCGCCTCGTATGTTTTAGCGACCGTGTCGGTCCATTGATTGAAGAGTAGCTGTTTGTTTTCATCGCCGGGTGGCCCTACATCTGGATTAAAATATGCGGCCCATGCTTTAAGCAACCCTTCCAACGCGGCCCGCAGCTTATCGTTTTCATTCGCAAGTCTTTGATTCGCTTCATTCGCTAGAGAATTGGTTGCTTCCGTCTCGTATTTCAAGCGTGCATTCTCGGCTTTGAGGGTGTTGCAAGACGGGCACCCTAAACGCTGTTCCACGATTTCCTCCTGTCTATAAGCCAAACCATCGATACGGAAATATCAAAATCCCTCGCGATTTGAGATAAAGAAAAACCGTTCGCTATTTTTTTTCGGATAGAAATAACTTTCTTCCCGTTCAGCTTTACCGCGTGTTTATCACCACGGCTCACGCGCTTCTTCATTCGTTTTGGAAAACCGTGTTCCTTAAAGTGGCATGCCCTACAAAGCCAATGAACGTCCAACGGTTTACTGTAATCATGATGGTGAGCATCGACGCAGTTACGAGAATCACATTTTTCACAAACCGAAATTCTTTTTAGGTCGCCACGCTTAATAGCCCTTGCGAGTTTCGTGTGGGCTGCAACCTTGTGTTTGTTTTCGGCCCGCCATTTCAATTGATAGGCTCGAACCTCGTCGGCATGACGAATCCGATACCTTATAGCCCGCTCTCGCTTAAGCCCTTCACTCATCCCTTTTTCGCCTTTCTGACTTCGATGCACTCGATAAATCCTGGCTGTCTGTCCCTGTTCACAACACACGCGCTATCGCTGCTGCTAGTTAGACCAACATTCTCCAGCCAGCTTTCTTGAATCCAAAAGCGCCTGCGCGGCTTTTTGATTAATTTGCGGCATTGTTTGGGGTGGGTAAGCACCGTCCCGTCATTACCACGAATCTTTAACCATCCCGATTGGCAAATCTCTGGCACTTCACCGTCGAACGATCCGTTAATGTAAAGATTTGCGCTGGCACCGCAAACCGACATGGTGCCGAATGACCTAACTTTATCGCCAACCTTGAAACTCATTTGCGCTTCCCCTTGGGTTTGGTTGCAGCCTTAAGGATTAACCGGGCTAAGCGCCTAGCATCGGCAGCTTCAAGCCACGTCGCTGGCGAGCCATTATTTCGCACCTTCAGCCCGACATACCAACCATAACCACTGCCATCGTGGTCACTGTCTATCGTTACGCAATCGATGGTTTTCGGCTTCATTTCTTCTTCCCCACTTTATTTTTGGCGCGGCGTTTGGGTTTAATAAGTCGTGGTGGTCGAACAATATAATCAATTGGCTCAAATGGATTATCCGCATCGTAATTCTTCATGTCCCAATAGATTTCACGCACTATTCGCAAAACCTCTTTCACTTGCGCGATAGGTAATGAAATCTTACCCCCTTCACGCAAAGTAATTTCTCTGGCCATTTCATTCAGATTCATCTCTCACCTCTTTTAATAATTATCAAAGTCCTACCGATTCCCATCCAATACGCTTGCCAGCTTTTGCCTATGCGAATCCACGGCGCGTCTAACTGCGCATGCTTTGGCCAAAACTTAATCTGCACGCGGGGCCAGTGGCGCAAAGAGATGCGACTCATGCGCAAATCTCGTGAGCGTGAAACCAAAGCACCTTATCGCCTTTTAGTTTCCTATTTCTCTTTTTGTAAACCGGATGCCTGCAATCAAACGGAATTGAAATAATCGTTTGCCCCTCTTTCATGTACGAGCGGCACTTAAAACAAATAGCGCCAGGCAAATGCTTTTTGATTACTTCGATCACCCACCCACCCTGCGCTTTTGTGAGTTAGTCGAATCCAGGACCACGTTGGCCACCAATTCAATTTCGCCCCACCCGTTTATCTCTTTAGCTAATTTCCAATGCGAAACGGCAATAGGCTCTGAATCGTAAACGCCAAGGATTTTGCTTTTGCCGTCAGTAACATGGTGGATAAGAATCCAAACTGCAGTTTCGTCACTCACTCCCCACCCCCAAATCCCAATTCATCGAGAACGGCGCGGGCACGATCACCGAAATCTAAAACCCGGCGCATCTTGCGATTAAGCCCACGTGGCTGCATATCAATCACTGAGCCCTCTTCTTTATTGTAATTTTCCGTGTTCGCATAAAACTCCAACGCCTGTTTCATTTTCAAAACATCGGCGCGGATTTGGGCGGCGTGGGTGGCAAGCATAACTATTTTGATTGCATCGGAGATTAATAACCTGCAATGAAACGGGTGATCAGGACCAACGTAGGCGCACATTTTCTCATAAACTAATCCTGATAATCCGCCGTTGAGATATGCTATTTCCCATTCTTCCGTTGGGAATAACACTGTCGGTGTCCCTGCCTTACTTTCTAGCTGAGCTTGCTCGTCGAGGATTTGTTTGAGGGTGGTCATTGATTATCGTCCTGTTTACTGATTTCTATTGCCGCTGAATCTCGTTCAATCCAATCATCCGTCCACATTTCGATAATCTCACTCATTGGCCAATAGCCTTTTTCTGTGAATGCGGAATAACTCGGCACCACTTTAAATTTACCGTCCACTTCAATGAGAATTTCGCGACCGCTTCCAATTTGCCGTAACCAAATGCCTGTTACGTATGCGCCTTTTTTCATTTGCTTGCCTTGGTGGCGGGCCCATTGCTCTTCGTCGGTTATCGTGTTGAGTTTTTCGATTTCTTCGTCGGTAATGAGTTTGGTCATTTGGTTTCACCTATAGTCCCTTGGGCCTGCCATTCATCGAAAGAGGCCAGGTGCTTGCCGTCTAAATCCCAATAGTCATAAATCTTTCGCATGGGATCGTTCGTCTCGCCCTCACCCTCGACTGTCTCAGTGACAATCACTTGAATTGTTTTGGCTGACCGGATGCGGGGTAATTTACTGCTCACTTAAGCCTCGGCCCTAGATTCCCCACCAACCCAAACGATTGCAGGATGTAAATGACGATGCCTAGGATGGCGACGGCGATTAGGGCCTTCGCAAAGACATCGGGCATCGGAATCACCGTGACGAGGAACCACGTAAGCAGCCCGACGGCCGCGATGACTACGAGTAAAATTACTAAGCTCATTTCTTCTTCTCCTTCTTGCAATCGATCATGAGGTGCTTGCCCTTGTTGTTTATCTCGAACTCCCGCGCCGCCTTCTCGTCGCCACGGCCCACGAGCTTGCAGTCCTTCGTGTTGGTCCTCTTGAAGGTCACGCCGCCGTTCTCGAGCCACACGACTTCGCCGTATGGGCATTCGTAAAAAGCACAGGTGTCAGCGTTCGCCTTCCACGCAGCCAGCGCCATGATGAGCGTGAGTACCGCGAGCCAGAACGCCAGCGAGATTCCGACGGTGTCTCGCTCCATGACCTCGCGGACTTCTTTCTCCCTCGTCCAGTTAGGTTTTTCAGTCATATGTTTCCTCTCATTTCTCGAACTCCCAGTGTGGCAAGTCTTCGCAACTTTTGCTTAGATGTCGGTAAGCCTTCGCGTCGCATAGAACAATTTTTACGTCTGGATAGTACTTCTTCATTCGCTTGAGCTTTGTTTTGCTTTTGGGGTCCATCCATCCTTTTATTTCCCAATATTCCGTTCGTCCGTCGGGCCAGGTTATCTTAAAGTCCGGCGTATACGATCGGCAGCCGCGGCGAATCTTTTCAAACCAAAAGGTGTCGGGTTCAAACTCCCACGATTTAAGCGTACCGTTCTTGACCAAGTCCTTGAAGAAGCGAGCCATGTTTGCTTCCCAGCGCGAACGAAAGTAAATATTGCCCAGGTCCTTTCGCCGGCCACGCTTACATCGTGAGTAAGAGTTGGGCCCCATCCATCCTATCGGCCGCCGCTTAGACAATTCTATCCCCCTTTTTCGCCGCAACATCTTGAACGCCGCAGAGTGAAAGACACTGTTCGGGTCGGCCCAAAGCCGCTTGCTCCGCCTACTCATGGCGCGCTTCAGCTTTTCTGTGTGCTTTTTCCCGGCCATTCCCCGCGGGTGTTTCGATCGCTGCCACACTCCGCCGTGTTTATCTTTAAGACCGAGCTTTCCCCGCCATTTCTGGACGCAAGAAAAGGTAACCCCGAAGCGCTTGGCGAGCGCTTTATTTGATAGGTTGGCGTCCAGTCGCCCAAACTCCTCTTCGCGCCCACTAAGCTTGCTTGGGAAGCCCTTGTTAACCGGCTTCTTTTTGAAGTTCAGCGCTTGGTTCCATCGTTCGAGCGTGGGTTTCGGCATCCCAATTCTAAGCCCTATTTCCTTCGTTGTTAGCTCGTCCCCGAACTGATGAACGGCCGAGAAGTAGATTCCAGCTCGATGAAGCGTGTGTGCGGTTTGTTCCGGGCTGCGTGGCATTACAGCAGTCTCCGCGCCCCGTACTGCGCTTTGCGCGTGCGTTTTACTTCGTCAGTCATTTCGGGTCCTCGCAGCCCCCGCATATCGCACTTCCGTCGCTACGCCATTTGGGATTTCTTACGCCGCAAATCTTGCACCGCCACGTTTCATGCACGATCACGTCGTCACCGAACTGGCGCGGGTCGCCCATGTGGCTGGCTAGCCTCTCAGCCTGATTCGCGTTTAGCTCCGCCACGCATTCCAGTAGCTCGCGCGTGACCCGTAGTAGCCGGTCTCGGATGTCTTGCGTGGTCATTCGTGTTCTCCGGCGGCAAGGTCACGCCCACTGACTTTCGCACGCTGGGGCTGATACAGCGGCAGCATTGCCTCGTAGTTCCCCTTCGGGCAGGGGCAGCGATAGACGAGCCTCCCACCTTCCGGCGAATCGTCGAAGATGCGGCCGTCGATGCAATCGAGATCGCACGGCTGGGCCAGCACGCGCTCGCGTTCTTTTTTCTGCTGAGCGGCCTCAAAGTCGTTCACGGCTGCTGCTGCTTGCTTCTGGAGAGCGGCGACCGGCTGCTGGGGCGGCGCCGCCGCCTTCGCTCGCTGGAACCACCGGTTCAGGTAGAGCGGCAGTGCGCCCATGTTCTGCCGGTTGTCATCGCTCGCCCACTTCGCAGCGGCCAGCGGCAATTCTCGTTGGATCAGCGGCAAGCCGAAGGCGGTAATCCATGCCGTCTGCACGTTCAGCTTTATGTCTTGGAGAATCTCCCAGCCGTCGATGCCCATGAGATCGGCGTGTATCTCGGCAATGGCTTCGGCTTTGCGTTCTTTGGCCGACAGCTTCCGTTCCGGCATTTCTGTCTCGAACCATTTGGCGATTCTTTCCAAGGCATTCGCCACCCTTTTCAGTTCCTCTTTCATGCTCTCCCCACCATAGATCTCGGACCTACCTTTTTACTCACTCATCCCCCAGCATTGGTTCTGTCTCAGGGCTGCGGTCACTTGCCGGTGTCCTCATTCCACCTTCACCGGCCGACTGCTGCTGTAGTCGCAGTCAAGGGACGTGTATTCGACAGTCAATTCCCAAGCTGTCGCGGAGCTTTATCCTAACGACCCCAACCCCAAAACATTCGCCAACTATTTCGTCGGGCAAATAAAAAATGGCTCGAGCTCGCAACAAGTCCGTGTGATCGAGAATTATGCTGCGCCTTCAGGTTGGCTAACCTTGCCCCCGCCATTTTCTTCCCCTACCCAGCCGGTTCCCCCGGCATGGCACTAAACAACCCCAGGTTTACGAGTTTTGGGTTTCTCCCTCGGCTTCTTCAACCTCGTCGGTGAACTCGATTAATTCTTCGTTCAGTAGATTGAGGCTGTTGAAAAATTCAAAGGCCAGTCCTGCGAAAAGGACGGCGTCGTTAGCGCTGAAAGACTGCGTCACGTCAAAGCGCGCGCCCAAGAGCTCCACTAGAAATTCTTGCTTGAGCTTTCTCTTCATCGTCATTTCGCACTCCTAAAACTTTTATCCGAGCGGCGGGCCAGCCCTATGAGCTGCCAGCCCGCCGCGCTTCGTTTGCTGCCCCCAATGGGCAAGCCCTTAAAATTTGCCGGGCGACGGGACGTTCTAAAACCCACCGCCCGGCTTTTCTCCGCCGACGCGTCGTCACAACAAGCCGGCAGAAAACTAAAAACTGCTGGTGGGTCGAGGGCTGTGTGAAGACGCAACGAAACGTCTCGGGATATTGGCCTGCTAGAGGCACCCCCAACCCACCAGTACTTTGTACAAACCAAAACTAAGCTGCGGGCGCGGACTTACCGATCTACTTACCGCGCTACCCCTCATCGGACGGGGCCAACCATTACGCCGCCGCAGCAAAAACCTTCGGCTGGTAGAGCGCAGGGAATCGGAGCAACTCCGGGCCTTCGCCCGCTTTCGTATGCTTAAACCCGCGCCCGCTTCACGGCACCACGCCGCTACCGCTTTCCCGGCGACCAGCCAAAACTCAAAAAACCTAATCCTCGCCGGGCGGATCCGGATCAATCCAGGCCCAGTCGATGAGGTTGTTAGAAACTAAATGATTCCAAATTCTTAGCGCAGCATTGCGCGCTTCTGCTTTAGGCTTGGCAGGATAAATGCTCTCAAGAATGGCTTGGATAGTGCCGAGAAGATATTGCTCGTGTAGGGGCACGGCCTAAACCCCCCCCAAATGGTTTTCAAAGGGGATCATAATCCATTTGTCGGCGGTTCGACCCCGTCCCGAGCTAGTAGTTAAGTAAAGGGAAGATAAAGATTTATCGACGAATAAAAGTTTGGGCTGACGTGGTGGGCTGAAATGATGTAACGGTCTGAGCATGGTTCTCACTCTTCCAATCCGCATTTTTCTTTGGCGAGAAAAATGCGGAGTTCGTGTTGAGGCCCTAAGATATCCTTCGTGTAATGGTTCTCGTCAACGGATATTGGTGGGTTTCAGCACCCGGAAGAGTGAGAACTATCTTCAGGCGAAAAGAATTGCCCGCAGCAGGGCCACCGCGAACGCCAGCCCGATTCCCACCGCATAGCCCGCGATCCGAGCCAGCCAGTACTGACGGGATGTTCCGTTGAGGATTCGACGTAGCCGAGGATAAGGGCCCATCAGGTCGGCTTTGTTAACGCGATGGAAGGTAAAGTAGCCGACGAAAACGCAGCCGAGAATGAGGGTGCCGCAGATTAAATCGATGACGAATTTGCCGACGGCATAAAGAGAGATCACCCCTCACTCATCGGCAGAACGCTTCTTTCGCCCAAGCCCAACCTTCTTCGCTTTCTCGACCAGATAATCGACGTCGTTCTTCACGTAGGACTGCACGCAGGTCAGCGTCTCGTGGCCCAGCATGCCGCTGATTTCCGTCGCATAAAAGCCGCTACGGGCACCATGAGAAGTCGATATGACCCGTAGGCCTTCTGCCCCTTCGTTCGATGCTGAATCTGACGCGTGTCGCTTTCGCGAATCTTGTTCACGACGATGGTGTCTTCCTTCCATCGAATATCGCCAAACGTAAGTGCTAAGCATTCGCAGATCCTTGGGCCGGCCAGACACATAATCGCCGCCGCAATCCCGAACTCGGGCGAGACGTGAAACGCCGATGAGATGTACTTGTCCCGCGATTCCTCGTCCCAAAACTCCGCCTTCTTCCTCGTGCGTTTCTCCGGATAAACCTTGATGAGCTTGACCGGATTCTGCGACACCGCGCCTAGGCGTACCGCATACTCGAATATCGTCGACAGAAGAGCGCGATACCGATTCGCGGTGGCCAAAGACTTCCCGGCGCCAATGACCCCCTCAAGGAACTCCTCTATCTGGTAGGACGGAATCGAACGCATCTCAAGCTGCGCAAACGCCTCCTGCAAGGGCTGGATGCGATATAAGTCTGCACGCAACGTCGTCGTGGCGAGCCGCTTGGACTCAACCATGGCTTTACGTTTATCGAAGAAAACTTTTACGAAGTCTTTAAAGAGCATTGAGGCGCCTCATCATGGGACTGTTCGTCCCGGCCCCCCAAAACCTTGATCTTTATAATCTTAAAATATGTACGTAGTTGGAGTTATGCGACGTTTCAGTCGATCGCGATTGCGATCGTCCGTCAGGCAGGTCACACAATCTGTCTGCTTCACCGGTGGGTGTTGCGCGTACGCGCGCAGGTGAATCTTCATGGCTTAGTGCCCATACTGTCTCAGGCTCTTCGCCCGATCGTATGCCGCAGACATTACGTCCTCGGCTTTGCTGATTCCGCAGTTCAAACACGTAAAACCTTCGTCGGCGTCGATCTCGTGCTCGCAACACTCCGTGCATGGGTCACCGGCTAGCGTGGTGCCGGTATCATTGCAACGATCGCACATTGGTTCGGTCATCTTTTCTTCCCGCTTCCTGGATGTGATTCGATAAACGCGATCACTTCAAGGCATTGCTCGTGCGAAATTTCCGTCGGGTCTTTCTTGTACTGCGTGAGCGTCCAGGTCTTTACGTCGTCCGCAGTCCAGTTGTGTTCCAGACGAGCGGCCCGAAGTGTCGCCAAGTCCTGCTCGGTCAGCGCGACAGGCGGCACCGCTGCAGTTTCAGCGGAGGGCTTAGCAGCAGCGGGGGCCGCCGGCCGTTGTTCAACGTTCTTGCTGTTTGCACCAGTTGAGACCGTAAATTCTGCGTCGATAACTGCGCCATCCTCGTCGACCACCGCGCCCATTTCTTCGGGCAGGTAGAGGCCGCTGATTAAATCAGGGAATACAATTCGTGCGCCTTCGGCTACCGCGCGCCAGCGCAGCATCGCCTTGGGGTACTTAGTCCAAGACGGGTTGTTCAAGAGCCCTGCCCGTTTGGCGTCTTCCATCGTAAATTTAAAAGTCTGCGGCTTCTTCCCCGGCCGAATCATTTCAAGCGTGCATTCCTTCGCTTGGTCATCGGCGGGAGTAAGGAAGTTGATCTGCGCGCCCGGGCACCGGCTGTAAACGATCGCCAACATTCCTTGCCCATCCACGCACGCTTTATTGCCGATGACGTACATGCGATCCAGCGCGAACATCGGGTCGAGGTTCATCGCGTAACCCTTAAGAGCGATAACCAACGCCTTCTGTTCGTTGTCGATTGCCTTGGGCAGAAGCCCGCTCTTAAAGGAAGTCGTCGCAAGCTCTTTGATTCGCGACCAATGATTGTCTGGCATCGCCAGCGTTCCCGCGTGCGCCGTTACCGTTAAACTCGTGTGCTGTTCACTCATGGTTCCCCCTGCCCTTCAATGCCCGATTTTCTTGCTTGTCATACACGGAAAGGTTCGTATACGATTGTATACATCGAGTCAAGGGGGGCATCATGTTTGACATCAAGGTCGACGAACTGCGTGAAGAGATTCTGCGCAACAAAATAAAGAACCCATATCGAATCGGGCTCATGCTCGATCGCGACGTGTACGAGGAGTTTCAGGAAGAGTGCGATCCCATCTCAGTGAGCGGGATTATCCACCTCTATATGGTGAAGGAGCTCGCCCGGCTGAAGGCGAAGAAGAAGGGGAAAAAGTAATATCGGGTCCGCCTATCAGCGGAACCGTGAGATGTAACGACTGCGGCAAGGAAGTACCGGAGCTAAAGGTCGAGGGTGCGATTCAGGGCTGAGCGCAAACGCAGCCGGCCGCGTCCGTGTAGGACAAGATGCGCAAGCCCTGCTCTTTGCAAAGCGCGATGCACTCTCTCGCCGGGGCGTAGTGCGAGCAGGACGGAAGCAAAAACAACAACCCAATTAAAAGCGTTCTCATAATGGCCTTACCTCGCTGGCAGCCAGACCCTTCTCGCCCGGCTCGTAAATAACATGAACCGGCTGCCCCTCCATGAGATTGCGAAATCCATCCATCACGATCTTCGAGTGGTGAACGAATACGTCTTTATTCGTCCCCTCAAGCGTAATGAACCCGTACCCCTTGTCGGCGTGAAACCATTTAACAATGCCTTTACCTTCCAATGCGATCTCCTGAAATGACGGTGAGCCCCTACTGTACCAGCGTTTCAAGCGTGATGCGATAATCACAACACTCTGCGCTTGCGCTCCGTTCGGAAAACCTTAATCATAATTCTACATGGGTGAAAAAATCAGTCCGGCTCAACACGCCATTTCAATCTTCGGCGGCGTCTCCGCTCTAGCTCGCGCCGTCGGCCGCTCTCGCTCCGCTGTCTGCCAATGGCAAACCGAAACAGGCGGCAAAATCCCACGCAAAGCCGCGGAAAAGATTCTCGAGGTAGCACAAGAGCGCGGACTCGACATCACGCTGAACGATCTCTACTTCGGAAGGAAGCATGACTGACACGCTCTTAACTCTCTTTCTCGTCTACATGGCTCTCAACGCTTGCGGGGTTATCTGATGCCTCGCGTGGTAATTGAAATAGAAGACATCTTCGGAACCGAGAAGTACCGCATCAAATGCACGCCCGGTGTCGCGGAAATCTTAAGCAAGAGCCGCTCCGGTAACGAGCTCACCAACGCAGAAAGCGCTGCAATTAGGTTCGTCAAAACCGCCCTCGAAGAATCAGACAAGCAAGACCCCACGCGAAGCAGGCTTTGGCTGCCCAAGGCCGATCGCAGAATTGAGTGACGGAAGGCATGTTGTGAGCCCGCGTAAAGGCTTCGCCAATAACCCCACCGGAATCTGTAACCCAGCTTGTCGTGGAGCTTTGACGCCGGAAGGGGAATGGTTTGCACGCAAGCTAAGAGAAGCCATTGCGGCCAGTGGGCTATCACTCAATAAATTTGCAAAGGAATGCGGAATGTCCAACGCAGCGATCAGCAGATGGATAAACGGCAATCGCGACCCGAGCCTTTGGGCGGCGGTTCGCATCGCCAACTTTATCGGCGCCGATTTGCGGGAGCTGCAACGTGGGCTTTGAACTCCGGGATCCGCAAGAGCGCCGGCAGCCCGACCCAAAGCTGGCTAACTTAAAAGTAACTCGCCCACCCGAACCCATCATCGAAGAGGAGGATGACGACGATGCCGATACTGAAGAACGCTAAGCACGAACTCTTCTGCCAGAACGTCGCCAAGGGCATGAGCCAAGACGCCGCCTACAAAGCAGCCTTCCCAACCTCGCTCGATGACGACTCCCGCCGCGGTAACGCGTCGACCCTTAGAGCAAAAAAGATCATTGCGGCGCGTATAGAAGAGCTCGTCAGTAAAGGGGCTGAAAAAGCACTGGTCGAAATTGCCGACGTGATCAAGGGCCTGCTCAACATCTCAAAGGCAGACCTTGCCGAAGCGTTTGAAGAAGACGGCAAGACGCTGAAGAACATTCACAAGATTCCCAAACGCCTGCGCCTCGCCCTGGCCGGGATCGACATCGAAGAGATTCGAGAAGACGGGGCGTTCATCGGCTACGCGAAAAAGATCAAACTCAATAGCCGCGAAAAGGCGCTCGAAAACCTTGGTCGGTACTTGAAGATGTTTACCGAAAGGGTCGAGCACTCCGGCACCGTTACGCTAGAAGACATCGTCGCTGGGCCTAAAGAGGAATGACGCCCGCGCAGTTAAGAATTCGTAAATGGCGCGAGAACCCCGCCCAATTCGTTCTCGACAACTTCCAAGTCTCACTCGACCCCTGGCAAGCCGACGTGTTTGAAGCGATGCGCGGCTTTCCTCAAGCTCGCCGTCGCGTCGGTATGCGTGCGTGTACGGGTCCGGGTAAGTCCGCGGTCCTAGCATGGGTCGGCTGGTGGCGCATCGCGTGCTTTGCTGAACATGGTGAGCATCCAAAGGGCGCAGCCATCTCCGGCGAAGGCCGCGAGAACTTAAGAGACAATCTTTGGGCTGAACTCAGTAAATGGCAGCAGCGCTCGGAGTTTCTCAAAACGGCTTTCACTTGGAACCAAGAGCGCATTTATGCAAACGACTTTAGCGAGACGTGGTTTCTTGCTGCCCGCGGTTACCCTAAAGACGCTGACACCGAGGCTATCGGCCGCTCGCTTTCAGGATTGCACTCTCGCTATCCGTTCGTGCTGCTCGACGAGTGTGGAGACATGCCCGTTGAAGTCGGACAGAAAGCCACCCAAATCTTTACCGGCGGTTGTGTTGATGGACTCATCGCAGCGGCAGGCAATCCCACGTCCACAAGCGGATTGCTCTACCACATTGCGACGATTGAACGAGACGCGTGGATAATCATCACGATTACCGCGGACCCCGATGACCCGAAGCGCACGACTCGCGTGGATCCAGAACACGCGCGCGAGCAAATCCGCCTGTACGGCAAAGATAACCCTTGGGTCATGGCCACGATCTTAGGGCTCTTCCCGTCTCAAGGATTCAATACGCTGCTCTCCGTCACCGAGGTCGAAGCCGCAATGAATCGTCACTATCGCATCGAAGACTACGGGCACTTTCAAAAGCGCATCGGAGTCGACGTCGCCCGCTTCGGCGATGACCGCACCGTACTCTTCCCGCGCCAGGGAATCGTTGCGCACAAACCCGTCATCATGCGAAACGCTCGCGGGCCCGAGATTGCGGCTAGGCTTGCCGCTGCGAAGGCGAAGTGGGGTAGCGAACTGGAGCTCGTCGATAATACAGGCGGCTTTGGTTCATCGGTCATCGACTCGCTGCACTTGGGCGGGATTACCGCGATGGACGTAAACTTCTCCTCGGCTGCGAGCGACAAGCGCTTCTTCAACCTACGCACGGAAATGTGGTGGAACATGGCCGAATGGGTCAAGCGTGGCGGCTTACTCCCGCGGGATCCGGGGCTTGTGCGCGAACTTACGACCCCGACCTACTACTTCCAAAAGGGGCAGATACGCCTCGAAGAAAAAGATCAGATAAAGAAACGCCTGAAGTTCTCGCCTGACCTAGCCGACGCATTGGGCTGCACCTTCGCCCTGCCCGACCAACCCGCATCAAAGAAGCTTCCCTTCCACACGCAAGACACTGACCACGTCTCCGAATTCGATCCCTTCGACATGAACCGTTAAGCCTGTTCAGGAAATCTTGCACTTACGCGGTAATGCGTTTTTCGCAATACTGTTTAGAACGTGAGAATTGAGATTAGGGCTGCCGTACCAGCCGACATTGATTGGCTGGTCGCGGAGCTTCGAATCTTCTCCTCGTTTCATCAATCAAAACTATCTGCTTTCCCGGCTGACGAAGAACACGCGCGGAAAACCCTGCTAGATATGCTCACAAATCATCTCTTCCTACTGGCAGTACAAGGCGAAGAGCGGGTTGGGTTTCTGGCGGCCTACAGGTTCCCGCATCTGTTTAACCCAGCCATTCGCGTCCTGTCGGAGTCTTTCTGGTGGGTCGCTGAAAAGTTCCGTGGCAATCGCGCGGGGCTGATGTTGCTCGAAGCATTCGTGGAGCACGGCAAGCAAGCCGCCGACTGGCTCTTCGTTACGCTCGAGTCTAATAGTCCAATCAATCCAGATGCGCTTACCCGTCGAGGCTTTCGCCTGCACGAGCGCTACTTCTTAATGGAGACCGCCTAATGCCCACCGGAGCACTACCGACGATTGGCTCATTGTTCGTCGCCGCAAAGGCCACGGAAAAGGTCGCCGAAGAAGGGGTAAAGAAAATCGACGAATGGAGTGGTGCAAAGGCTGCTCGTGACGAAGAGACCGAGCGCGCTCGCCGCATGGAAGAGCAAGGCAATCAGCAGATTGAAGACGATAAGAAGCGCTTAAACGACATCGAGGATGAGAAGAAGCGTGAGAAGGACCGGCTTGCACAAGTCGCTCTTCGCGAAGCGCAACGACGTCGGCAGCGCCAGGTAGCTCAATCGCGACCGGCTGGCGGAAGTTTAATCGGCGGTAGCTCTAGCCTGGGCGGAAGCGCTTACGGCGGAAAGAGTTTGTTGGGCCAATAATGGAACTCACCAAGCGCCAGAAATACGACGTTCTGAAAGCGGAGCTCGCTAACGAACGCAATAGCTTTAAGCAGTACTGGACCGAGCTTGGCGACTACTTCATGCCGAGTCGACTGCGCATGAATCTCTCGGACAAGAACCGCGGAGATAGGCGCAACACAAAGATCATCGACTGCACCGGAGTCATTGCGGCGCGCACTTTAGCGAGCGGCATGATGAGCGGAATCACTAGCCCTGCCCGGCCGTGGAAACGGCTCACGACTCAAGACACCGACCTTTCCGAGTACGGGCCCGTTAAGACGTGGCTGCACGAAGTGAACAAGCGCATGGACTCCGTCTTCTTGCGCTCCAACATCTACAACACGCTTCCCATCGTTTACGGCGACATGTCGGTCATCGCGACCGCGCCCTTTATCGTGGAAGAGGATTTCGAGCGGGTCATTCGCTCGCAGTCTTTTCCCGTCGGCTCTTACTACCTAGCCAAGGATTTCCGCGGAGTCGTGAACACGTTCATGCGTGAGTTCTCGATGACCGTGCGCCAGTTAATCGAGCAGTACGGCGAAACGGATGGGAAGACCGGAAGGCCAAAGTGGGAGAACTTCTCCACGGTAGTCAGGAACGCTTGGGACAGAAGCCAGTATGAGACTTGGGTCGATGTCGTTCACGTCATTGCACCGAACTCTGACTACGATTCCAAAAAGCTACTGGCCAAGCACAAGAAGTTTGCCAGCTGCACCTACGAAGCCAATTCAACGGATAAGAACGTTTTCTTAAAAGAATCCGGCTACGAGTTATTTCCGGTTCTCTGCCCGCGGTGGGAAGTCACGGCGGAAGACGTTTACGGCACCAACTGCCCCGGCATGACAGCGCTCGGCGACGTCAAAGCTTTGCAGATTATGCAAAAGCGCAAAGCCCAGGCCGTCGAGAAGATGGTTAACCCGCCGATGAAAGCACCGGCCACCCTTCGCGGGCACGCTTCTTCACTCATCCCAGGCGGCATTACTTACCTTGCGGGAGATGCCAAAGACTCTTTCACGCCGATTCACGAAGTCCGCTTCAACCTAAACGAAGCCCGCCAAGACATCATGGAGATGCAGAAGCTCATCGATAGAGCCTTCTACGCAGATATCGTTCTCATGCTCACGCGTTCCGACCGTGACATGACGGCTACCGAAGTCGCGGCTCGCGATCAGGAAAAGCTCTTAGTCTTTGGCCCGGTGCTGGAGCAGCTGAACCAAGACGCGCTCAATCCTCTCATTGATCTCACGTTTGCTTACATGCAGCGGCAGGGATTGATTCCCCCGCCGCCCGAAGACATCCA